AAATACCTACTTCTCTCATTTTCCCATTATAATACATACTGCTACCTGCCAAACTGTCTCCACCAGCTCCAAAGGTTAAATTATGAGATGTGTTTGGGATTCTAAGAAATTGACCACTATATTGAGGAGAGCCACCATCATATCCAGTTTGAGTCCTTATAAGCTCTCCATTAAAGTAAAATTTTAAATAAGAATTAGTCATAGTGCTTGAATCGTAATTATATACAATGGTAAACAAAGTCCAAGTATCTTTAACCCATTCTTTACCAGCACTGGTTATATTGTAATGAGCTGCAAAATAATTGTCTGTACCTCTTTCTCCAACGGTTACATTGATCCTCTGGGTCTCCGACCAGGCAATAGTCCAAGAAGCATCGCCAGTACTTTGTCCTTTACATACAAGCTCATATCCTCCAGCTGTGTGAAGCCTATTATCTTCATCAGCTTTTACCCAAAAAGATACAGTAAGAGTATCTATATTTTCAACTTGACCTACATCCCCAGCATTAACATAATCATTAACACCATCAAAGTCTATAAAGTTAGTGTCATCCCCATCTACTGAATAAGTTGTAACTGTAGAACCAGCAGCATCCTCTGATATATCTAATTTAAGCTTACCATCTGTTTGATAAAATCTATATTCCTTAGCATTTCCAGCAGCATTGTATTTGCCTAAAATAGCTTGAGTTCCACTAATACTTTCAGGCTTTATCCAAGAAGAAATAGTGAATTTAGAAGTACTCCCAGTATTTGGCACATTCCCAAGAACAGCAGTTGCACTATTATTGGTCGCATCATTACTTCCAGTTTCATCTGTTAAGCTATTATTTAATTTCCACCATCCTTTTAAATTCGTTCCTGACTTTCCTTCTCCACTTGAATCATAAGAAGAAGGATCTTGAAGATCAGTAGGCAGTCCACTATTATATAAATCTTCTACATCTCCTGCTGTTAATTCAACATCCCATATTGCTACATTTTGTATAGTTCCATCAAAATAAGCTCCATCTCCATTTCTACCTATATATATTTCTTCTGCAGTATTTTCACATCCATTAGTAGCAGGATTTGTTGAAGTATCTTCCAATTCTTTGTTTAAATATATTTTTACATTACCAGATGGACTAAATGTCCCAACAACATGATACCAAGTATCAACTGATAAGGAAGTTGTTCCAGTAGCTATTGTATTATTATCAGGGGCATCAGCATCATCTTGAACACTAAATATAATTTTGTCATTAGAGTCTACCATTAAAAGCCATTCTCGAAGATTATTCCCTGCGTCAAATTTTGCAGCAACCGTTCTATTTGTTCCAACACTATTTACCTTAATCCAAGCAGATATAGAACCTGTTGTACTAACAAGCTGTTGATCACCAATGGTAATATATTCATTAATAGCAGGCGTATTCCAATTTGAATCAGCAATACCTGTTCCAGTAGCAGTATGGCTTCCTCCAGAAGAATCAGAAGCATTAGATCCGCTTGTTTCATCCATCTTCCAGTAGCCTTTTAAAGATGATGATCTATCATAAGCTCCGAAATCAGATGCTAGATTTTGACTTGTTTTATATGAATATATAGCGGCTATATTGGCTGCGTCAAGAGCTGTATTCCATATAGCTACTTCTTTAATAGAGCCATCAAACATATTACTAGCAGCAACAGAATATCTACCAATATATAAATCAGCACTATTGGCGACTATAGCATCGCTATACGCTTGAGTAGTATCTGCGACATTATTAACATATATTTTTAAAGTACTACTATCAAAAGTACATACAACATGATGCCATTCTCCAACTACTAAGTCTATAGACCCTTCGTGCTGACTGTCTTGACTTGGATTACCTTCATTTTCATTTACTCTAAATAATATAGAGTTGTTTACTATTGCAACTAAAAATCCATTATTATTACTACCATCATTACTTTCTTTATCTATTATTCTGTCCCAAGACGTTAGACTATCAGGCTTTATCCAAAAAGAAATACTTATAGCCGATGTCATATCAAAATCATTATGGTCACTTACCGTAAAGTATTCATCGCTTCCATTTAACTGAGCTCCGCCAAGTAAAGTTCTATTATTAAAATCATAAGAGTAGGTGTTTATACCAATTCCATTAAATACATCAGAAAGAATATTCCCTGAATTTGCATATTGGCTAGAGCCATTTAAAACAAGAGCAGAAGAATCTTGAACCCAAAAAGAAGCAGAGCCGTTATCTGAAATAAGCATTCCTTCATTTGAACCATCGTTAGATATATAATTGCTATCTAGCTTAAGATTTTTCTTTAAGGTATAATTAGGTATAGAACCTGGAGATTTAAGATCTATTTTAGCCATTATTTAAAATACGCCACATTTACATATTGATTAGCAGCTGAGCCTATAATAAATATATCAGCAAAGGATGGGATGGCAAGCATTAAAATTTGACCACCATTAAGTTTAATTCCTGCACGACTACCAGCAGCACCAGCTAAAGTAGTTCCTGCAGTTTTACCTATCATAATAAATCCTGTATTTTCATCATCTGCTTGTATAAGAACTTCTTTTGCATCTGTTATAGATGCATTTGTATGATTGGCATGATTTAAAGCTTGAGCAGTTCCAGTCTCTGCTATAAAATCTCCATAACTAACCCAAGTAGTAAATCCTTCTGCTTCAGTTTCAACTTTAAGCCGTCCCGTAGTAGCGTCAATTATGGAATCACCATCAGCATCAACTAAGGTTCTTGCTATTCCTGACCCAACTACATTACTCACCTAATATATCCTTTAATCCTGCTCTGTCAATATTATCTATTTTGCCTTTAATTTTTAGCTTAGCAACTTTATCTAATTCATTAATTTTCCAAGATTCATATCTTTCCTTAACTCTAGCAATACCATTTTCTTGCTTTTCAAGTATAATCTTTTTATCCTCTTCAAGTTTTTCAACTCTCTTTTCTGCAACTATAATATTACTTTGAATTGAGATATAATCTTGCTCTGCTTTTTTAGATAAATCTTCATACATTTTAGCTTCTTCTTTTTTAGAATCTATTTCACTATTTAGCTGAGATATAACACTATCATGATCTCGCTGCTTTTCATTTTTTAATGCAGTCTTTAATTCTATACCATTCTGTAATGATAGTCTTTCTTCATCTACACTAGCCTTATAGTCCTTAAATTCAGCCTCTAAGCTATCTTTAGCCATCTTGGCAGCTACAGCATCAGATTTTAAAACATCTATCTCAGATTGACGTATTTTAAGGTCTTTCTTAATACTATCAAATTCTTTTTTTAATGCAGCAATAGATGATTTAAGCCCATCCTTTTTCTCTAATTGCTTATTCATTGAATCTATAGCTTTTTTACTTTTAGCTTCTTGCTTTAGTAAGCCAGATACAGACTCTTCCATTAAGTTTTTAGTATCCTTAATTTCAGCAAGTTCTTTAAATGCATCAGCTAAATTCCTAGAGGATTCATCTAGCTTTACTGCATTACTCTTAATAGAGCTTTTAACACTAGACGCCTGAGCTTTAAAACTTTTTAATGCATCCTCTGCAGACTTAGACTTAGATTCTATATCGCTTAATGATAACTTAGCATCCTTAATATCAGATTCTATCTTTTTATTCTGAGCTTTAAGCTTTTCATTAGCATTTTTTATAGCCTTTTTAATATCATCTTTAGATACAGGAATCCTTCGTTTTTTATTCCCAAACATATAAGCTCCTTAATGAAATGATAGTACAGAAAGATCATTTGTTGTTGTATCATCACTAGTTTTAATTGAAATTGAATTAATAGATAATCCAGATAAAGTAAATGGAAGATCGCCACTGTCAATTACAATTTCTTTTCCAGCATCAGTATTGCCATTTAATTTAATAGTAATAGTTTCACCTGAATCAAATGCAGCATCTGCAGCTGTTTGATAAATTACTATTTTTTTAGCTGGATTTAAGCTAGTTACATATGTATAATCTTTATAATTAGCATCGTCAAAAGCTTTTGTTTCATAATTCCACTCACTAAATGCCTCAAAATTAGTTGCTTCTTGTACTGTAAACTCGTTTAAACCTTTTGCCATATTACCTCCTACCCTAAGCACTGGCGTGTGCGTGAATGGGTATATTTATTGTTATTTAATTGCGCTTGGAGCGGAAGACATCTTCCTCAAACCCCAAACTTTTGAACTTTCTTGTTTTTCTACCATCTTACGAAACTCAGCCATAAAATATTCTTTAGCTTCAATGTCCATTCTATCTTCTGCAACTTTAGCCTTAACATAATAAACTAATGCTTTAGCTAAATATTCTGGTAAATCTATTTCATCATTTTCATCGTTTAAAGTGTCTACATCTTGCAATACATTAAATGACTCTGTTACTGATCCTCCATTATATTTAGTATTTAGGACTAAAGTTGTTTGATTAGATATAGTTGTATTTACTGTATGTAATCCATTCCATTTTTCAGAACCGCTAATAACAATAGGGTCTCCTGCAGTAAAAGAGCAAGTAGCTATAGTTAATGCTAATAATCCTGTTTCTCCAGATTCATTATATGCAGTAACTGCTAAAGTATCACTAGCATCATTGATTCTATATCTAGGGCTATATGCATATTCTACTTCTATACCATCAGTAATAGCATCAACAGGACTTTTCCATCTATTATTATCATCTAAGTCTTCTTCAATTAATGCAATTTGCTTACCTCTTAAATAATAACCATAATATTTGTTAGACGCCATCTGAATCCTCCGTTGCTGGTGGATGTATAGTTCTAGGAATACTTCTATACTCATCCTTGTTGTTGTCGTGATTTTTACATCTAATATCAATTATTTTCAATGTATCATTAGGTAAGTCATAAAACCTTTGATCTTTTACTACATCAATTCTTTGAGTAGTTACATGTGTTTCAGATGTCATATTCATTTCATCTAAACCGTCTTTGATATATGCAATAGCCCTACCTGTTTGGGTAAGGCCTACACGTTGCATTAACTCTTTAACTTTCACTAGAATCCTCAGCATGCATTTGATCACCAACTTCAATAGCACCTTCCGCTTTTAAAGCCATTTTAGAATGATGCTCTGCTTGTTTTAAATGTTCAGCATGTTGAGTAACTAAGTTTTCTCTAACTTCTGACCATTCTAGCTTTTTAGTTTTTTCTACTATTTCTGCGTCTTTTACTTTATTTTTAGACATTACTGCTCCTTATCTATTTTCTTGTTTTGGTACCATAAATGCTGAATTGTACTCAGCTTTTAATGAATTAGTAAGACCTATGTAAGATTGAATTAATTCAGAATCTTCTTCAATTCCATAGGATGATGCTAAAATTTCTAATGATCTTATAGCTGCATACATGACTACTAAATATACTTTATCTATTGGAAAATACAATATGTCATCATGGCTATGCAGTAAAGCCGCTCCTGATCCATTTTCAGCATCTTTATTTACATAATAAACTTTAAATGCATTTGGATCAGCTCCAGGTGCAGGGAAAACGCTAATTTTATTAGCATTTCCTATCATATAAACAGGATTACTAGAAGAGGCATAATTTAAGCTATCTACATCAGTAACTTCATACTGCATAGATGGCGATATTAATGTACAATTTTTCCATTTATTATTTACACCATCTTCTCTAACTACGCTAATTATTCTAGCTCCATTTAAATTTAAACTATCATTAGATGTTGTTTCTGCACTTTCTCTTGAAAACATTTGAATGTCTTGAGGATGTCCAGTAAGCCATCTATTAGTAACGTCCATAACTCCATCTTTTAAAAATTGAGATAATTCAGTTTCTGTAGGTGTAGAGCTACCATCTATTGCTATACCTGTTAATGCTTCTACTTGTAAATGAAATGTTGCCATTTAATTCCTTATTTAAGACCTCACCCACCTCTGAGACAGACAGGAGCTACTCAGAAGTGGGCTTAGTCATTTGTTTTACTAGCTATTAATCACTATGCGTTCCAGACTACCGCTGAACTTACAACGATACGTCCATCAGGTAGTGTTACCACTAAGTACACTGTGTCTGCACCAGCTTCTGTAATATCAATTTCACATGTACCAGTTGCATCTGTAATTCCTATTCCAGATTGATTAGCAGTAATAGGGACTATAACCCCAGCACCACCATCTGCAATAGTAGTAACAGCAGTGTCTAGAGCTAGTCCAGCAGCATCTGATGATACATAGTAATTGAAAGACACAGGATGTGTAACAGCTACTCCTGCAGCATCATTAAACTGAACTACAAACTCTACTGTAGCACCATTAGCATTAGGAGTGCTAGCTGGTGTTATAGTACATTGAGTTGAATCAGCATCAAGTGCATTTAATTCAGCTAAAGTAACAGTAGTTGCCGATAACTCGGCTAACTTTTGTGCTTTAGTGTCATTAATCTCACTGTTTGGATTATTAGCTACCCAGTATTTAGCCATTAGTCACCCCCTATATTCTTTCGAATCGCACCCAGAACATTGCTGCTCCAGCATCACATTCGTTACCAGAGGTTAAACTAACTGCTTCACCTTCTGCAACAGTTGCATCTGCATCTGCAGAATTAACCTCTAATACACCGCCAGTTCTAATAGCTTGAACAGGTACAGAAACTGTATCTATCGCATTACCAGCACCGTCCGCAATAGCCATATTCGTGGCAGCAGTTGTTGTTGCTACAGTCAGATTATACATTACACCTGTTACTTTAGCAGCATAAGGTGCAATAGCATAGCCTACTGTTGATCCTGTATTTAATATCTGCGCTGGCTGTGTGCCAGGAGCCTGACATAATATCCAGTCAGAACCAACATGACTATCAGCTTTATTTTGTCCATACATTGGATTTGCCATATTCTAACCTCCTTATGATGTTTTAGTCCACACAGCATGGGCTTCAGGCATACTGAACTCCATACCAGCTTCTGTTAAGATTAGATCAACCCTGCGGTCAACACCACTATTTTCAAGTGTTTGCACACCTACATAAATAGAAGTATCACGATCTACACCGTTGCCGACCAATGGACGATACTTAGCATACTTCATATTCGCAGCAAGGATCTTAACGTGAGATCCGTCTAAGTGAATATTACGTACTAAGTTTATATCTCCATAAACAGTGTTTATAGTGCTAACGCCTAATCCGAGTACATTTTTCTTACCAGAAACAGATAAATCTGCTTGGTAATTTGGTGAAATCTGCACATTTTGCATTGCATAACCACCAAGCTTATGTAGCCAGTTGTATACATCTGTTGAACAGAAGAATACAGTAGCATTACCATTATTATAACGTGGATCTAAATAGCTAGACATATCATTTAAGAAATCATCTTGTGACTTAGAAGTATTCCAGCTGAATTGATTACCATAAGAGGTGATAAAGTCAACAGCACCTTGAGTATAATTAATACCATCGTTGCTATACTGGCTTCCAAATAAGAGACTTTGTTCAATGTCCCATTTATGCTCTATTAGCTTTTCTTTCCATACACGAGCCCACTCACTAGAATCATACTTCAAAGAAGTAGCACGAGCAGTGTTAGTCATTGCCATGCTTGTCTTCCAGATCTGTGTTTGCCCATAACCTGTACTAAACGGTTGGTCTTTCCAAGTTTCAGGATAACCAGAACCTTCAGCGTGTGCAGTACCTACTACATAAGAACGCTTTGGCTCAAGTTGATCATGTATTCTTAAGCTAGATATATCTTGAGCATCGATTGCATCACCTGCTGCATAATAAGAAGCAAGTTCTATAGCTGCGGCAGTACCCTTAACTATAGTAGTTTTAAGTATAGTTGCATTGCTTACACTAACAGTATCTACACTATCGATTTTTGCTACAAGATATCCATCTAGAGCATCTATTACTCCACCAGAAAAAGTTGCACCAGAATCCCCATAAGGAATTTTGATCAATTGATTCTGTAGAAAGAATTGCGGCTGAGTACCAGACGCACCTACTAAGATGTCATTTGAAGTATTACCAAATGTAGTTCCAATATTACCTTGTGACTCATAATCTGCACACATGCAGAAATAATATACGTCACCAGCATCTACAGCACCTGCACCAACAGTAGCATCTGTTCCAGCTAAAGCAGCAGGAGCTGATGCACCATGATTGGTTACATATGCAAAACGCTTATGGTAAGATGGTCTACGTTCAGTAAACTTAAATGAAGGATCATCTGTAGGGTTTTTTGACACCATTGACACGAATCTGAAAAACGGATCCTGTGCAATAGATAGTTCAGAAACTTGAGAACCGAAGTTATATTTTCTCCTCAGATCGCCAGTATCTAAAGTCTGGCCAGCGGATGAAGGAGAATCGACATCAACAGTTGTCAAATTACTTAATTTGAATAAATCAGACATGATTTACCCCCCTATTATTTATTTTAGACTTCTCGTTTTAATGTACTATCCAAACAATCCATCGGCACCACCATCAATATCTTTCAATACATCAAGTATTTTATCGCCTTCAGACTTAGTCACTTCACCAGCATTATTAGTGCCAGCTTGTGATGTTGGGATCTCACGCACATTCTTCATTTGGCGCAAGGTCTCTTCTTTAGAAGCTTTTGCAACATTCTGTTGTACCTTATCACGGTTCACTAAATAGAATGCATCATCTAAAGTCATTTTGTGACCTCTTGCCTTTTCCTGAAACTCTGCAAACTGTTCATCGGTTAAGTTATGGCGTTGTTTAAAGTCTGCTTCAGCTTTTTGCAGTTCGCTTTTAGCTCTAACAGTCTGGACTCTTTGCCTTTCTGCAGCTAAATGCTTTTGCATACGCTGTTCAACTTGCTCATTTACCATATGATTCATAACCTTAGCAGAATCAGATTCAGGGTTGGTAACAGCTTCATGAGAGTCAAACACAAAATCCTCATTTAATTTCAATTTATCTTGAACACTTTGATTAGGCTTACCGCCTGCTTCTAAGTAATCCTTAATATAAGGAATTAAATTCGGGTCTTTTTGCATGACCTCTAACAATGGTCTCAATGGTTGGAGCCCTTTGAGCTCGGCATTTAACCTTTGTGCTTCCCTAGAAGAATCGCTGTACCTCTTTTCCCAATCAACACTGGGATCTGCCTTTGGTTCTTCTATGGGTTCTCCACTATTACCAGTTTCCGAGGGGTCCTTAGCTTCCGCTTGGGGAGTTACCTGTTCTTTGTCAGTAGAGTTGTCGTGTGTAATCACACTATTTACGTCATCTTCTAACGCATCAAAGAATGCATCTGTAGAGCTAGACTGGTCTTCAGTATCGCCTTGCATTACTGTTTCCATGTCTAGGTTGCTATTTTGCTTTTCTTCAGCCATTTCTAGCCTCCTAATTTATGATTGTTTTTGTTTACCTGTCAAGTCCGCAACTTGCTGTTGTAATTCTTGCCTGAGTTTCTCACTTTCAGCCTTCTCAATTGCTTGAAGAATTTTCTGTTGAGAGTCAGTTTGCAAGTAGCTTTTTTCAAGTCTTTGCTTAGTATCGTTAACTTTCTTGTCGACCTCGGACGCACCTTGTAGCACCTTGGCTTTAATGCCAGCCTGTACAAGCTGTCTGGTCAACGTTTCTATTGTACCATCTTTTTCTTTCACTTGTTCCTCCATAGCAGATACTTGGCCTTGCATTTGAGATAATTGGCTCTTACGCTCTGCGATATTCTGCTTGTTTTTAATATCGGTTTCTGCTAATAAGGCTATGTCATCGATAACACCTAACTGCATTAGTTCTTTTAATTCTTCTAAATATGCCCATCTGTTAACTGGCATTGTAGAACCTGCAATAAGTCGAACATCGAACTGTGCGGATTCGTAGTCCATATATTTGCCTACCGCTTTGCCCATATCATTATACATAGGTATATTGATTTCAACTTCTTTAGGCTCTAACAATGCATTAGGTTGTATTATTCTAAATACTTTATTGCTGGTATATACGCTTTGCGAATACTGCATTACACATTTCCCAACCTGTCTAAGTGCAGGTTCTATACAATTATTTAACCAATACTTAATTCTTCTTGTTCCATACTCATCCATTGCAAGCATGCCACGATATGTTTCATGTTGAGCACCTGTATCTCCCTGTTGTGAAGCATAAATTCCTGCAAGATATTCCATATCTCCTTTACCTTCAGCTACTATTTGACCAAAAGCTGATACGATAGGAGCGGGCATTACAGGTGTAGGAGCTTGTGATCCTGGCCTTATAGGTAGCAATGCACCTGGAGAGCTAGAATACTTTTCCCAATAGTCTGTATCTATAGCCCCTTCTTCATGCATCCATCTAAGGCTACTACCTAAAGAAGCGTTATGCACCATTAATTGATGGGCTTTATTCATTTCACGCTGTTTACCAATAAGTGGAGATACAGCAGATATAGGATAAGGAGTACCTGTCCATTTATAATGAAATGGTATTAATGGATATTCTGTAATCTTATCTGGTAAAAATCTTTGTGATATTGTTTTATCGCCTATTACAATAGTTTGCTGTATTTTATCATCATAGAACTTAACAGCCTCAATAACCATTGCTTTAAATGTTTCGTCTTTTTCTAAAACCTTATATTCTTTTTCGGTAACAACTTTATTTTCTACTTTAGATGCCTCATTCTGAAGCTCAGACATTTTCTCACTGTAAGCATTTTGAACTTGAGTTTGCATTAGTTCTTGTTCTTTTTTAAGTTCAAGCTCCATGCGCTCAGGAAGCATTTCGCCTTCCTTTACCGCATCCTGCATCTGCTTTTGTTTTTCCAGAAATTGTACCTGCATTTCAGCTTGCATTTCCTGAATGTATACATCCACCTGCTGTTTAATCTGTTGTAATATTTTTTCATCTGGCAATACTCTGTAGAACACATTCATATAAGGAAGCTTTACTTTTTCGTAACATTCATAGTACTCCAATAATTTTTCATCATTTTCATTAGACTGAATAGAGTTTCTCATATTAGTTCCAGCAGTATGTGTTGCATTTGCTGAATCTTTGCCTGAGAACTGAGGCCCACTAGAACCACTACCACCCATACCAGAAATTACATCTTTATATGAAAAATCTTTTTGATTCTCATCATATGTTTTAGTTGATAAATTATTATTATGCTCCATTCTAGAAGAAACATTATGTATTTTTCTAGCATGATCAGGAAACTTTTGTTTTAAATGTCCTAAAGGTAGAATCTTTCTTATCATTACATAAGCAGCATCCCTAAATAAAACATCTCTAGACTTAGAATCTACATATACATCAAAAGGATCAGGCTGTTCTAATATAACATCTCCCATACCTCTATCAGCATTAGCATCTACATTAATCATTAAATAGCCAACTGATTTAGTTACAGCATCATTTATTGCATTAGATAATAATGAACTACCATCAGAATGATACCATATATAATCTGCAATATCAGAAAAAACTGCAGCTACATCAATATCACTACCCTCAGCCCCGATAGCTTGCCATCGAGGACGATTAGCGGTAGCGTAAAAATTAAGCATTTCTACTACAGGTATAATCCTATTAATAGTAAATGTAGGCATACCCTGAGCCTCTAAGGCTTCTGTCTCTTCAGCACTTAATTGATTATCATTAGCAAAATCTGAACCTTTTTGGTTGATAAATTCCCATTGCTCTCTCAAACCACTTTCTGCAATCTCAAAAAGATTTAGTATTCTATCTGCCGTTTTATCGGTTACATTTTTATATTTACGTTTCCTTCGTGCCATTTTTCTCCTTAATTTTGTTTAGGCAATCCTCACATTTGACAAAGTCTCTAGGAGGATGAGCATCACGCTCTAATTTAAATAATCTTTTTTCAATACTGTATATCCAGTCTTTTAAATCCTTTTCATTCACGCAACCACCCAAGACTTAGGTACTGGCGAACTCTTTTTATATACTCCATTTTCAGCTTTTATGTTGGAATCAGAATGAGCATATAAACATGCATATGCAAGTGCGTCAATTGTATCATCATGAGCCATTCTTGGCCCAAATGTAATAATTTCACGGTGCAAATCATAATGCTCCTTTTTAATATAAATCTGTCCAACTGAAAATCTTTGAGCTAAAATAGATTGTATTCTATCTCTTTTAGACTGCCTTGTTCCAGGCTTCTCTTCTTTATATTTAACAGTAAAATTGTTTCTACGCATCATTTCAGATTTAAGTGACTGAAAAACTGGTCTAGACATTGTCGTATCTTCGATTGTGAATAAACTTGGTTTATACGTTTCATTAATCTCAAATATATGATCAACAATTCCCTTCTCTTCATTTGCTTGAATACCAAGAACAGGTAAGCCACGCTTGCGCACATAATCCAAAACATAAATGCGGTTAAAACTATCAATACCGACTGTAATAAGAACTGAGTAATCGCTATCCCTCCTATTAATGTCAGTGGCTGTATCTACTCCAGTAAATACTGTAATAGGCATAATATCGCCACCTTCTTTTATTATATACGAAATACCTTCATTTTCATTATGAAAAAATGTACCATCCCAATATTTAACATGATCTCTATTAAATACAGAATGATCTTCACTTTGTACTTCCATCATATATTCTTGATAGAATTTATGAGGCTGTCCTGAATCTGAATAAAACTTTTTCTTACGCTCTATCTCTTCTCTACCGAACCAAGAATCCCATAAGATATCTCCCATCTCGTTTTCAACCTTATACATTAAGACATCCCACGAAAAATCCTCTTGGTTAGCTTTTGCTTTAGCATGATTGACAATGAGATTATTAATAAAACTGTCAAAATGCACAGGTGTACCATTAACCCTAAGCCTACCAGTATGAGGCTCAAGAGCAGGGAAAACAACTGCTGTAATGAGGTTAGAGTTTTTAGCACGAGCGTCTGAGGTGATGGTATTATTTTCGTCCTCAAAGTCGTCCAAGACAACGAGGTCATATCTTTTATGCAATTTAGCACCACCCCTAATGCCAGATATATTTGATTTCGAAATGAGTTTACATCCATTGGATAACTCTATGTCTGTTTCTGTCCATTTTTTACCCCTTAAATCTCCAAAATAATATTGGATTCTATCGTTTATTTCAATATGTGATTTTATATAATCCATATTACCAGTTGCTAATTTTGCAGTTGCTGATATCCAGCCATAAAAATAGGGATCATCTTTATCATCTAATCCCCAATCTTTTCTAACTCCTGCAAAACAAAAATCTCTCATTATATCTGCTTTAGTTAAAACAGTTTTTCCATGCCCTCTAGGCATTATAAATGCAGTTTGCCTTATAGATTTATCATTAATCTTATCGGCAACACTATAGTGAAATGGAGGTGTTTCAGAACGAAGAAAGTCATCTGGTAAAAACAATTTACCAAAAGATATAAGGTCTTTATATGCAAGTTGTAAAGACTCTTCTTCTTTCGATACATTGTGAAAGTTTAGATTTACATTCTTATCTAAGTCCACTACCGCCTCTTTTTCTTCCCTTATTTTGCTTACCTCTTCGCCTTCTAACTTCTATTTTAACAGGCTCCGCAGGTAATGCATCAATAGCCCCATTTAACAATATAGATGTTATTAAGGCTTTTAACATTTATCGCAATTCTTACAGCATTCACAATCACACTTACATTCTTCCATAATGACTCCTTTTACCACTTACCTACAGGGCAAGTAGCTGCTTTTAGTTTGGTTTTTAGTTTCATAAAACATCCACATTTTTTGCATGTACCTGTCGGTCTAAAGAAATGCTCACAAGCTTGACACATATCCCATCTAGCATCAATTTCATCGCTTATTATTTTTCCTTTTAGATAATTTCCGAACTCCTCTATCTGTCCCATGAGACTCCCAAACTGGATGCCTTTTTCCATCCAATGGTCATATATGTGTAGCCTTTTCTAGATCTTGCCATAAATTGATTTTTACTTTCATAGGCCCATTCTAGTTCTAACTTGCTTTAATTTACCCTTAATATCACCTAGTTGATTACTATGATCTTGTAAGATCTTAACTATATGATTCATTCGCTCACTTAATTCTACTACCCTCTCCATAGTTTTATCAGTTTTAGGAGTAGGTTTTTTAACCATTTTAGGCTTGATCGTAGAGTTTTCCAATGTCTACCTCCAGTGCTTTCATTTCTTCTATAGTTGGGGCATGTTCAGTTTCAGTAAATGCAGGACTTGTAACCCTCTCTATCTTTTTTGCATTTATATGTTCTGTTATGCCGTGTTTTTTGAATAGATTCATATTATCTGCAAAATACTGATATGTGTTTCTAGTAACCTCATCCCACATTTCATTTACAGGTAATTGATCTACTCCTATTAATTTGGCGACTTCATTGACATTTGTTTTAAATACCTTTACATCATTAGGGTTTTGTGGGTTCATTGAGTTGATTTGCTTTTCTAGGCTGAAGATAAACGCAATTTCATCATCTTTATTGTACGTTTCATTATTACCAAACTCTAATATCCCACCATCTTTTGTTGTAAATTTAGGCATCGCCTTCTCCTAACATATCTTTTCTTTCTTCAATAACTTCGCTATCCTGAGGTAGAAATCCTTTAAATACTGCACCTCCAATAGCTGTAACCTCTTTCTTAACTTCTTTAATTTCTAAAATATCAGCTAATTCAAAAAGAGCCCTGAGTTTATCTGAATCCTTCTCTCCATTTATTGCAACCTCTTTAATACCAGATAATACCATACTATCATTTATTTGCAGCTTCTCTAATACTGGTTTTAACGATTCCTTCATAGCTGTTTTAATCCTTTCTTGTTTTAATAACAAACCTGCACTTGCATGTGCATAATCTTTACTCTTTGCATCAAATGCAGTTAAATATGCATCAGTGGCCTTCATGCCTTGAGAAACAAACTGAGCAAATAATTGCTCTTTCGGTGTTAGTTCCGTTCTAGTTTTTACACTATCCTGTGGAGTCTTTCCAGAAAGGTTATATATATTATCCCTTCTATCAGTATCCATTTTATATATATCAGAACAAATAAATGTTCCAGTGCATGTACCTACATATTTAACATCTTTTTTACGATAAGCACGTTTTAAGTGCCCAGACCTTAATATTTGAACAATGCAGCCATCATCTGCAAGAACCCAATCACCTATATCTGCATCTCTCCATTTATCGGTATACTGTATATCATTAGGTAGTTCATCTAATGCATCATATACTATATGCTCCCTACCCTTAACCGTATAAGATCTCATGCTTCCGCTAATCCTTCCTGCCAGATTAGGCTCATAAGTTCTTCATCTTCCCAGTAATCAGGATCCAATTCAACGGTACTCTCCGTATACGGTATGATAGCTGGCTTATCATTCTCAACATATTCTTCAATATATTCAAGTTCTTCTGTCTCATCATTATAAGCTATTACAAGATGATATATTTTCATTAATATCCTTTCCATATCACGCCTACCAGTGAAGCCCTTAGGCTGAACGCTCTGATAAAGTAAGCGTAATTATAGTATCATAGTTTACATAGTTTACCTAATACAAGTCAAGTCCGCTAAGTCCTTTATTTTCAACATTGTAGGATGATTAGGAAAATGCTTTAGCATTTGAGTAATCAATCCTAGCTGCCGACCTCTTCAGGTTGCTTGTTATCAGCTTGCTTAGCTTTAGAGTTTAAATGCTCCATAAACTTGGCCTTCTTATGTGTAAATTCTAGGAACTCTGAAAATGCATGAGTAAGATTATCTAGCTGCGAGTGTGTCATTACGAGTCTGTACTGCAGTTCTTGGATCATTTGCTGAATATCTTTGTTTGTAGGCTTCTTGCTTCTTTTTATTTTCATCACAATCTCCTGTTATGTGTATATGGTCAATAGTGCAATAATGCGGACAAGAGTAGTTTCCACCTGGACAGTATTCTAAATATACTTCTCCATACCACATTACTACTATCAAAGATAAGGCTAGGACGCTACTATACACTAGAGAATAATTCCTAGTATATATATGCAAGCGTACATTTAGGCCCCCTTTATTTACATCCAAATATATACAAGTTTCGTTAACTTTGCAACTATGTGAGCTGTGTCACACCTCCCTACGGCTCCACTTGAGGTTCCGCCTACGGGGGAGAGGAGAAAGTTTCAAAAATTGGGGCATTTTAGTATTCGGCTATATTCAAACGGTATCGGGGTTGAATGCTGTTTTTCTTGTTTAGAAATCAGTTAACTTTCAATTCAAATTAAAAAGGAAATATATTATGGCAAGTCCAAAGAAAAAGACTGCAAAAATAGCAGCACCAAAGCTTCCATCAACTATAGTAGCATCAGATTGGAAGAAGGGGACTATTAGATTCTCAAAGAAATGGAAAGATTCATTTACAGACAAGCCAGGCTCTGCTTACTACTTCATCCAGTTAGGTCAGAAAGATGAGGCTGTTACTGAATACGAGACTGATGATGGTGCGAAGACTGAATTATCAGTTACTAGACAGTGGTTTCCAAAACCTGAAGAGCGTGACAACTTACCAGTTATTCAATTCAATGGTGGGAAACCAATCTTCAAGATGTTAGAGAAGAAGATGCCTGAGTTGATGATCAATTGCAATCCTGAATACAAGGACAAGTTCTTTATGCCTATTTCAAGATTCAACAAGTACATCTCAGAAGGCAATGTAGTACTATCATCTGATGATATGCAACAAGTAGCCAATCAGTTGCCTTCATAGTCTCTTGAGTTGTTCCCCTTCATTGGGGAATTATCAACGTAAACTGCGAATACTAGGGGGATATCTAACTAGACGTCCCCTTAGTCTTTAACCTATCAATTAAGGAGTAATAATAATGGAAGATACATCTAATCTATGTCTAACTTGCGATAACGAAACAAAATATGACCAATGTGGTGAATGTTATCCTGAGGCACATAGAAATGATTGTAATAACCAATTATGTAAGACTCCTAACTCAAGAGTAATAGATGTAACTGGATATTGTGATAAGTGTTTATTCTTATCAAAGAACCAAGGATACTTTCCCAATACTATTAAGCCTATTAATACTTGTAATGGTTGCGGTGATGTAGTATCAACTGAACTATGCTGGCATTGTAGACATGATAATGAAGAATGTTGGTGTCACTAATTAATCTATCAATAAAGGAATAATATGAAGATATTAAAAAAACAACGACATCCCAATTTAAAAGACTATTTAATCTGTATGTTATATTCTGTATGTAGATTGATAGAATCTATCATTGAACTTGTAACGCTTGGTATGTATACAACAGAACTCTATGACTATGTAGTATTTGAACTATTTGAAGAAGATAATAATTAATAAGGAGGTAATAATCTTGAAATATTTAAATGAATACCTAACCTTGGCAACACTAGTAATGGTAATGATCTATGTGTTGATCATAATTGAGGTTGTACAAAAATCATGTATATGTAAGTAACCATATTTTA